GCCGCCTTCATGATCCGATCCACATCCTTCACGCCTAACGCATCGTACATATCGCGGTAGACTTCATACATGTTGTGCAGTTCCGGAGCGGCTCCTGCCAACTGAAGTTTTGTCTGCGCTAATACAATCCGCTGTGCCTGACTGAATACGTTCGGATCAGAGACCGGAACCACGTCTACACGGTCATCAAAGTCTGTTGCCATGACGGCAGAGTCTTCGCCTTCCACAGAGTATGGATATTCTTGCGGTAAGCTTTCTGACATCACGCGCGCCAGAATCCTAAACTCAATCCGCATTGCATAATGCAGGCGCTTGTGGATAGCCGACATGACCCGCGAGCCTTGCTCCAGCATCGCGATTGTCGTGCCCACAGCGGCGTTCTGATTGCCGTCGCCTATCTTCATATCTGTAATGGTCGCGAACCGCTGTCCGGCCTCTACAACGAAGCCCAGAAGGTTGTATAGCGTTGGATCGGGGCCTTTGAACGGCAAAGGCATCAAACTGTCGCGAATTGCACCGCCGGGAGCGTCCACATCACGGAATTCACCGGGCTGGAGCGGGTCATCATCGTCCCTGATCCGTAGACCGCGTGCTTTGAAGCCTGCGGGCAGGTTCGAGAGCGTTCCTGCGTCGATCAACTGGCGAAGTGCAGAAGTTGCTGTGCGAGACAAGCCGCCAATGGTGTGAATCAAGCCCAAACCATAGAAACCAAAGCCCGGTAAGAACTTGTAATGCACAAAATACTGAATTTTCTTACGGAATTCGTCGTCTTCAGCGTAATTACGGCGTATTGCTAGGACTTCGCCAGTGTCATAACTTAAAGTGACGATGTAAGGGATCTTGATGCCGGTCAATTCGCCTTCGTCATCAATATCTTCGTAGCCTTCGAGGTCCAAATCGACGTGACACTCCAACAAGGTTGCGTCGTAATCAATCTGAGAGGCGGTTACGCCATCGATCCGGTTGATTTCGTCGGTGACAGAGTCGCTCTGACCCTCGCCCGGAGTGACAGGAACGTCCAAATAGAAGCCTGATACCTGTTGTTTCCGCAAATCGTTTAAAGACATCCGTACTACTTGCGAAATATTCGGGCAAGTATCGAGGTCAGAGGTCTCATAAGGCACAACAAGGTTTTCAGCAGGCACGAACTTGCTTACCGCGCGGTTCATGCCCTCATCAAAATATACTTTCTTGAAGGTAGAACCGGCTAAAGGTAAATAGAACAGCATCTGATCCATGTCAGGCGTGTAATCTTCCATCACGTTGGTGATGTAATAGTTCATGAACTGACGAACGCGCCGTGCCTGACCTTCTTTTTCCTTGGTCTTGTCGCCCATGACGGTAGTACGGACAGGGCCAGAAGCCGGTAATAGCTCGTTAAACGCCTGCGCTTGGAACTGCGTCGCCGCTTCGGCCAACAAAGGATGCGTTACGCCGCTTGATCCACGGAAGGGTTGCGTCCGCTCTTCGTAGTTGAAACCCAGTAGTTCCAAACCATCAGCATACGCGTCTTCCCACTCCTGCCGTGATGCCTTATTGGCATCAAACTCTTCCAAAAGTTGTGACGCAACACGCGCTAACTCGCGATCCGGTAGCTCTTCAGCAAGGTTGGCGTAGAAACCACCTTCTCCACCCATCTCGTCTTGCGGTTCAAAATCGACTTCAACCCCGCCATCGTCGGTTGGGGAGATTTCGATCTCGCCGATATCCTCGCCCTGAATCATCGCAAGGACATTGTTCTGGGAATCCGGAAGCTCGATTTCGATTTCCGCTTCTAAATCCTCAACATCGAGTTGGGAGGGTACATTTCTTTCAATAGCCATTCGTTGCTCCGGTCATATAAGGAACGTATTGCATAATACCATTGGACCGCGGTCCGCGGGTCATGTTCACTGCGCGGTCTTTCAGAGATACCACGCCGCCGTCCGCGTATCCCTTTATCGTAGATTGCCTAACAGACTGCTCAACAATGTTGAGTAAACGGTCATCCCCTATACGGGACATTGCTTCAGGGCCTATCTGATCTCGCAATACGTTAAAAACGTTTTTCATTACAGCAGATCGGCTTAACAAAGGTACCTCTTCGCGCAAACCGGCCTGCCCTTCATACCGCAATTTATCAAAAGCGTTCTTTTGATCTTCTAACGAACGGCGAACCGTGTCGCGCAGTAATGACGACTTCGGCGGCGCATCGGTGACACCGGGCTTGTCGGCGTACAAGAATAAGCCCGCCCGCTCTTCGGGGTCTTCCAAGCGTTGAACCACGTCATCCGAAAAAAGCTTGCCGATGACGCTATCAGAAATCATGTCGAGTTCTTCTGGACGCAGGGTTTCAGTTTCCATTTGAAACTCTGTCAGTTCCGTGGGCCGTGATACGGCAAACTCGGGAGGGCTAACAGGCTCCGAACGGACCAGATCCCCCACACCACGGCTTGCCACTTTCATCACCTTTGGCGCGTACTCCACCAAAGTGCCGATCCCTTCCTTGATCGCATCTGGGAACAGGTCGTCCTGTTTAGGCTCAACCGGGCCCCCGTTTTGATACGCCCGAACGGCAGATTCGCCTTCGCCAATCATGCGGGGACCCGTGATGTTAATCGAACGGGAGAATGCTTTTTCAAAAGTAAACGCAGGAGCCGCTTTCAATAAGGTGTTGAACTCTTCTTCGGACATTTCCGCCGCGTTTTCCGGAGTAATAATCATATTGTCGAATTCAGGCTGTGGTTCTTCCCCGGTTAACGATCCGAGGACCGAGGAGATCACGCCGGGAGCCTTCTTGTAAGCGTCAAAAGATTCTTGGAGTTCTGCTTTGTCGGCATCAGACAGGTTTTCAAACTGATCGGGGGTCATGGACATCGCGCCTTTCAGCGCCAAAACCCGTGCATTTCCTAAACCAAACGGCCTTGTAATGTCATACCCAACCTGCTCCAAGAGTTTTTGAGCTTCTTCGGCGTTGCCGTAGCGTTTCATCCGGAAGTAGTCCAAAGCGCGCAGTGCCTCTTCTTCCTCTTTTCTGGGTAGATCTACAATCGGGTGCATCCCTTCATGAACAGGTACCTGAGAAAATGCCGCTTGATTGCCTGCAACATACACCTGCCGAGGGACCCCAGCTTCATCAGCGACTTCTGGTCTAAGGCTGGTACCCAGAACCCCACGACTTCCACGCGCGCCTAGATAATCAGAGTCTTCAAAACCAAAAGGTACATTCCCTGTGTACACCGCCTGATCTGTCGCACGGCGTTCCAACAGGTTTTGAGGCTCCTGCTCAAACTGCAAATAATTGTAGTAATCGATCATGTCCTGCGTGTTTTTGTCCAAAACACGCTGTGCCGTACCGCTGATTAAAGAATTCTCAGAATTGATGTCGTTAAAATAGTCGGAATATCGCTCTTGGCGCATATCAAAAGCGGGAGCAAGGTTTTCGACCTTTCCTTGGTTAAGCTGACCCCGCATCTGCTGTCTCAGATATTGCTGGGCATTGTCTTCCGCCATGTCGCGATTATCGGCCATAAGCTATTGTTTCCAGATGTCAATAGTATGCCGCAACTTTAACAGATTGATCGGTATCTTCCCAATCATCTGTGGGCAACTGGATGAAATTCCCCTGCCGGTAGCGCATCAAGGCTTGGGTCATGGAATCGACCAAATCGTCATGCTCGCCATTAGGGAAGGCCGCGACTTCCTCAACAAGCTCCTCCGCCCAGACTTCGTCGGGGGCCCAAACCATGCCGGCTTCAAACAAGGGTGAAACAGCATGTACGCGTGAGACCTTATCGTTGCCCTTAGAAGGGGTGAAGTTAACGACGGGGATCCCTGTTTGACGCATTTCGTGAGTCAACGGCATACCCGAAGCCTTGGCTTCCACGATGACGGTGTCGGGGTCCCAAAAGTTATATTGCTCAAACGCTACGGCTTTGAGTTCTGGGAAGTCCCATCGTCCTTTTTTGGAGTCGAGCAAGATGACGTTGGGTTCTGATCCTTCGTTGGGGTAAAAGACGCCCCACGTCGTGATCGCCGAGAAATCCGCCGTCTCGCGCTTTGAGAATGCCGTGTCATAACTTTGAATCACAAACTGCAATTGTGGAACTGTATCCTTCTCCCACACATTCCACCACTCACGCTTGATGATTGCGTTCTCTTCGCCAGTCGGATTCTGCTGATACTGAGCATTCCACTTGCTAGGAGGTATAGATGCCCGGACCCTAGATAAATCATCTAAAGACCAGTATTCAGGCCAACAGGGTTCCTCATTCTCCTCGCCAGAATTAAAAATTGCAGGTAATTCAACAACTTCCCACTGGTCAGCAAGGGGATCCTTGGCCATCGCCTTCAATAACTGACCCGTCATATCCTTCTCAGACCAACGAGTCTGGACCAAAACAATACTGCCTCCCGGTTGCAAACGCTGACGCGGACCACCGGTATACCAGTCCCAAGCATCATCAAACCCAGAATTGGACATCGCCGTCTGCTCCGAATGCGGGTCATCAATAATAATCAAATCACCACCACGTCCCGCTAAGTTGGAACCAACACCCACGGCGTAGTACATCCCACCCTTATTCGTGTCCCAACGTCCTGACGCTTTGGAGTCAGCCGCTAACTGCACTTCAGGGAAAATCTCTTGATAATCATCGGACTCGATCAGGTTTTTAGTCTTACGGCCAAAATTGACGGCTAATTCTGTCGTGTGTGTCGCTTGAATGATCTTCTTTTTCGGATCGCGGCCCATGAACCACGCAGGGAACAGATAAGACGCAAACTCAGACTTCGTGTGCCGCGGTGCCATGTTGATGATCAGACGCTTGCAATCGCCGTTCGCAACACGCTCCAACTTTTCAGCAATGATTTTATGGTGCCGCCCTGCAATGAAATCGGGCCAAACGGTTTTAACGAACGATAAAAAATTATTTTGACAAGTTTCTAACTTCTCCAGTTGAGCAAGGCGCAAACGAAGCTTTAGCTCTTTGTCGGATAGCAGTTCTAAGTGCTCTGATTCCATGCCGGGGGACCCTAAATGTATGCGAATGTATGGGTAAATATAAGGTAGTAAGCGATGATATGGAATATCTGATGAATATTTGTCAGAAACATGGCCCTTGTCGCGGTGCCAGACGGCCGCCGGCCGCGCGCCGCGGATCGCGGATCTCGTGCCGATTTCGGCGGATAGCCTCGATTGGGCGGGGAACCTTAAACCGCGCGCCGTGGCCAGTTGTCCACAGGACAGCGTGTGGATAACTTCGGATTTTGCCCACAAGCTAAGTGGTTGAAAGTATGCGATTAACGCAACCCCTGGCAGCTGCATGCAGCGATCACATTATCCACAGAAAAAACGCCGCGCTCCGTTACCGATTTGAACCGCTCCGCCGCTCCCGATCCGCCGGCACCGATCCGCTGGACTGGATAGCGCGCCACGCTCCCCGATCCGATCCCCTGCCACGCCGAAACTGGACGATAACCCGTGGCCAGTTATTCGCGGCTCACGGCTCGCGGTACGTTTGGCAGGGAGCGCGGGCGGCGGCTCGCGGCTTGATTTACTACCGGCGAAAAAAAGCCCGCACGATGGCGGGCTCGATGGTTGCGGCGACTGGTTAGCCGGTCACGGGATCAAAAAGGCGTTGCGTTGCAATGTTGAAATGCACCGGCTCGAATTCGCTGATTTCTATCACGTCGCGCTCAAGTATTAGCACGGGCTCAAAGTTGCGTTGAGCGAATCGGTAGCCGATCCCGTAAAAGTTCAAAACGCCGTTGAGCCGCTCGCGAGTTGTAACAGTGTTCCAACCGTGCAAGGTTAACCCGATAACGTCAGCGTCTTCGGTCTTCCAAACTATCGAGTTGCCGTGCAACCAAATAGTTTCGCCATCGGTAGAAGTATTGCCAATTGTGCGGGATTCACCGCGCGCCCATGACTTGATGATTTCTCGAGTAACTTTTCTCATTTTTTCTATTCCCTAAGTTGCGGCCGTTATTGGCCAGTCGCCAGTATAAACAGTGCTATGCGAGAAACGCAATAAAAAGGCCGGCGGGATCGCTCCGGCCGGCCTCGCATATTGCGGACTGGTTAACTAACGTCTATCGATAAAACGATGTCGCCATCGTTGATCATTTCGCGCACTACATCGCGCACTGCCGAATCGAATGAACTGTCGCCGATAGCGTCGCCGATCCGCTCGTCTACGTCGTCGCCGTCGATGAACGATGAACGATCAAAAGCATGCTCGATTTCTTTCTCGACTCGATCATCGACAATCGACTCAACGGCGCGCTCAAAATCGTTGCCGTTTAATACGTCGGTCATCGCTTCATCAACCATAGACGTAAAGGCCGCCAGTATCTCAGGCTCAAGCAATGCGAACATGCCCGCCGTAATGTTCTGGTTTTTTTCAAGATACGAATTAGCACGGGTGCGCTCCCGCTCGATCTCAATCTCAGCGACGTGAACTTTATTGCGGAGTTTCTCAATCTCAGCGCGTAAATCGTCCGGCGTAAACTCGGCCTTCTGGACAGTCTCGAGTGATCCCAAAGTATTCGCAGTTTCATGTAAATCAGTCATTTTTAAATTCCCGTAGTTGCGGCCGGTATTGGCCAGTCCCGATTATGCGATAAACGCAACCGATAGTGCAAATAAAAAAGGCCGGAGTTATTCCGGCCTATCGGTTAGCTATGGGTATAGCCGTCGGGTTCGATCCCGAGCCACATCCCGCACCATCGGATCATATAACTGGTATCGAAAGTGGCGCGCACTGCACGCCGCCGAAACTCCAGAAACGATTGCGCTCCATCGGGATCGCGACAGAAAACGCGGTACAGTGATTCAAGTTGCGCTCGGTTCATCTCACACCCCCCCGCGGATCATCGTCCGCTCTAATGTATTCCTCTTTCAACCAGAAAGAATGGTGCGGAAATTCCTGCCGCAATTCCTGCACTGTTTCGAGCGCGTCTTCCCGATCCGATAAACAATACCGCTCGTCTTCAACGCCGTTGCAATACAGCACCAAAACATGCCCTGTTAATCCCATTTCAATTTCTCCCGTAGTTATGAAATGAGTTGCCAATATCGCATAGCTATTTTTGATGGTCAATAAAAAGGCCGGCGGGATTGCTCCGGCCGGCCTGTATTAGCCGCGGTAATTATGCGGCGACTTTGTCCAGTAATTTACCGGCGCGACGTTCAATATCGATCCGGTTATCTTGGTGCGGAATGTCACGCGCAATAGCGGTGATCGCCTGAGCCGCATCCCAC